TTGTTAAAGTAAAAACATTTAGAGTAGAGACTGTTAATGATAAATCAAATGATATGGTAGATCCTACTTATTCAGGCAATTATTTAATTTCTGCGATTAATCATAATATAAATGGTGAAAGTAAACACACTTGTACTTTAGAATTAATTAAGGATAGTTTAAGCCAAGGACTGGGAGAATTAGCATAATGAAATTATTTATTGGTAAAGTTGAAAACAGAAACGATCCTTTAAAACTTGGTAGATGTCAAGTGAGAGTAATGGGTGTTCATGATGAAAACCCTGCAATACTTCCTACAATAGATTTACCATGGGCTATGCCTATATCACCAGTCAATTCAGCAGCAAGTGCTGGTATTGGTGTATCGCCAACAGGAATAGTTTTAGGAAGTATAGTTCTTGTCACATTCACTGATAAAGATGATCAAACTCCAGTCATACTTGGTACAATTGCAGGTGTTCCACAAAATCAAAATAATTCTTTAGTTCTTAAACCATCTGATAGAAAAGGAAATGCAAACACAGCAGTAAAAATTGGTTCTGATGGTGTATCAAAACTTGTATCAGGTAAAATAGATTCAAATGTAAACATAATTAATGCTGTAGCTACAAAAAGTGGTGGCAATGTACAAACAGCAGCACAAGTATCTGAAGATTCTAAAGCTTTATTAAAAGGAGATTTAGAGATAGAAAAAGCAAGACCACTTTCTACTTTCTCTGTGACAGACACTACAGTAAAAGATATTATAGCAAACACACCATTCACAGCAGATGCTGTACAAATTACAAATGCTGCTGGTGATGTAGTTAAAACTGTAATCGGTTATGGTCAAGATACATTTCAAGGAAAAGCAGTCACAACATCATTTCCTGGAAGTATAGATATAGCTACAGCACAAACTGAATTTAAAAACTATTTACAAACAGATGTAGCTGATAAACTTACAAGTGTTGTAAGAGCACCAGTGTCACAAGAAATGTTTGATTCATTAGTAAGTGTTGCATCTGATATTGGTGTAAAAAATTTTGCTAATTCTTCTATTCCCAAGTTAATGAATTCATTAGACTATCAAGGAGCAGCAGGTGCTATTCAAGGAATAATGAGTGAAAAGAGTTTTGATAATATATTAGGTGGTGTCACATCAGGATCTTTGGGTTCTTCTATTACAACAGGAAAAGAATTATTTTCTAACTTAACATCAGGAACAGATTTAACTGGAACAATTACAGGTTCAATTCAAAATATTTCAGGAAACCTTTTAAATAATTTGGGTGGTAGTGCTCAATCTATAACTTCAAATTTAACCAACATAGCAGATGGTTCTTTAACAAATGTGACAAACGTATTATCTAATTCAGGTATTGGAAATATTTTAAATAGTTCAACTGGTATCGCAAATATATCAAATGTTTTAAACACGACAAATATTGGTGCTTCAGTGACAAATATATTAGGTGGTGTGAGTGGGAACATCTCCTCTGCTATATCAAATATAACATCAGGTAATATATCAAATTTACTCGGAGGATTTGGTGGATTTAACCTTGGTGGTATTGGTGGAAAATTATTTGGTGGTAAATCATCAACTAAAAAAGCAAGACGTGCAGCAGCAGCAAAAAAATTTACTTCAGTTGGAGTGCCAAATTTAGGAGGAACATTATTTGATGAGAACACTGCATATGTAAAGCCAATTTCTGATAATGGTGAATTTGGTAATGCTGGTCTTGTTTCAAATCCAGCATCAGGATCTTTTGGTGTTGCTTCAGGATACTTAGAATATGTAAATGAGCCAGACACATCTAGATTATCACGTCATGAGAATATAGATAAAACTTCAGTCTATGTAAAAGAATCAGCAAGAGCATTAGGAATTGAAAGATTTAATTATGACACATGGGATCAGTGTGAAATACCTTACAATGCTGAATATCCTTTTAATAAAGTTGTTGAAACTGAACGAGGACATGTATTCGAATTAGATGATACACCAAATGCTGAACGAATTAATATATTCCATAAACGTGGTAGTTGGATGGAATGGGATCATAATGGTACATTAACTGATCGTGTAGTAGGAGATCGTTATTCAATTAGTGAAAGAAACACTTATGAATTAGTTGGTGGAACAAAAAATTTAACAGTATATGGTGAATTAAATGCTGTGCTTCAAGCTGGAGCAAAAATAAGAATAGATGGTCCAGGAGAAGTTGTAATTAATAATGATTGTAAAGTGACAGTTGCTGGAGACATGAATTTAAATGTAGGTGGTGAATTTAGATTAATTGCATCACAAATAAGAATGGAATCAAAAGGAATGGCTACATTAGGTGCAGCACAAGTTTTAGAATTAGATGGTAGTAAAGTTGATATAGCAAATGGCTTTACACCATCAGGATTAGCATTAACATCAAATGAAATAATTGATACTCAAATGCCAGTAATACCTGAACTACAAGTCAATTCAAGATCAGCAAGAGAATTCTTTGTGTATGAAGTTCCAGACGAAGGAGATGCTCAAACTCATCGTGAACGTCAAGTACAACGTGGTTTATATATTCGTAAGAATTTAGATTTAGGTGATGTTTCTGTTAAAACTACACCAACAGTTAAATCAGATATTGCAGCAGCAGAACAAAAATGCGAATACATTTATGGATTATCTACCTATGAACCAAGCTTACAATTATCTGCTCGTATTCAATTAGGAGCATTAAATCGAAATGGTGGTATTCCTATTATTTCACAAATGGGAGTAGAACCAAAACAAATAGTTTGTAATTTAAAAGGAATGGCAACATATCTTATTGAACCAATGAAAGATTTATTCAAAAACGTTTTAATTATAAATGGATATAGAAATAACCAAATTCAAGCAGGATCTCCTGAAACATCTCAACATTATACAGGTGAAGCTGTTGATATTATATTTTCAAGCTGGAATCGTGCTCAACATTATCAAGCAGCAATAGATTTAGCTTTATCTTTACCTTATGGATTTGATCGTATAGTGTTATCGTATGCAGGTAAAAAATCAGTTTGGTTGCATTGTTCATGGAAATATTCAGGAAATAGATTCGAAACATTTACTATGAGAGATCATTTAAAAGTATCAGATGATTTCTCTTTAATACCAGAGGTTGGATAAATATGCCATTAGCAGCAGTAGCAACAACACTATCATTTGGACATGGTTGTTTTCCACCAACTTTACCAATTGGTCCTTTTGCAAGTAAAACTTTTATACAAGGTTTACCTATTCCATTGACTTTATATACAATGTATCTTACACATGTTTGTGGTATTGTAGTACACCCTTCACCAAGTAGATTAGTAGTAATTGGCTCTTTAAAATGTAATATTGAGGGAAGACAAGCTGTAAGAATATTAGATCCTATATTATGTGGTGATAAAGTTGGATTATTAGGGTCACCAAAAGTCAACATAGGATAATAAATAGTAATATGCCAACTAATACTCGTACATTCGCAGATTTAGATTTAAACTTTACAGCACACCCTGTAAATAAGGATGTAGCTATAAAATATGACGAGCAAGCGATTAAACAAAGTGTTCGAAACCTAATACTTACTAAAAATTTTGAAAGACCTTTTCATAGTGAAATCGGTTGTCAAGTAAGAGGAATGCTTTTTGAACCAGTCACTGAAATGGCTACAGCTGTAATTAAAAGAAGTATAGTTGATGTTATAAGAAATTACGAACCAAGAGTATTATTAGTTGATGTGTTTGTATTGGTTCGTCCAGACGAAAATTATGTAGATATTCGTATTGTATTTAAAATTATTAATACAGCTACACCAATAGAATTAACTTTAACACTCGAAAGAACACGATAATGGCTGAAACAAGTAGAAACATTAAAGTCACTGAATTAGATTTTGATGAAATAAAAAAGAATATAAAGACATATTTAAAAGCACAAAATGCATTTAGCGATTACAATTTTGAAGGATCTGGTCTTTCAATCTTGTTAGATGTACTTGCTTACAACACACATTATAATGCTTTGTATTATAATTTAAGTGTTAATGAAATGTTTTTAGATAGTGCTGTAAAACGTTCATCAGTTGTAAGTCTTGCTAAATCATTAGGATATACTCCATCATCAAGTATTGCTTCAAAAGCACTTATTGATCTTGTTATATCGAACGTATCAGGAAATCCAACAACTCTTACTATACCAGCAGGAACTTCATTCAGTTCAAATTTTAGTGGAAGTAATTTTAATTTTTTAACTGATAGTACAACCACTGTTTCTCGTTCTATCACAAATACATATTCATTTTTAAATGTTCCTATAATTGAAGGAAGATTATTACAAAAAACATATTCAATGGTCACGAATGGATCTTATGTAATTCCAAATGCTAAAGTAGATACTTCAACAATTAAAATCAATGTTCAAGAGGTAGCAGGATCAGCAGCAAACACAGTATATAATCTTGCTGATAATTTCTCTACATTAACTCCAGTATCACGTGTTTATTTTTTAAAAGAAAATGATGATGGTAATTATGTTATTTCTTTTGGTGATGGTCTTTTAGGATTTGCTCCAGCAAATGGTGCAAATATTCTTATAGATTATTTTGTTTGCAATGAATCAGAACCAAATGGTACAGCTACTTTCACATACACAGGAAACGCATTTACAAATACAGCCAACGTATCAATTGTGACAAAAGCAATTGCAGCTGGTGGTTCTATACCTGAAACAATTGATAGTATTAAATTTAATGCTCCAAAAAGTTTTACAGCACAAAATAGAGCAGTGACTGCAGATGACTACAAAGTAATTATTCCAAAATTTTATAATAACGTTGATGCTATTTCAGTTTGGGGTGGTGAAGAAAATGATCCACCAATTTATGGAAAAGCATATATTTGTATTAAACCAAAAACAGGAGATACATTAACACAAAGCACTAAACAAATTATTATTAAAGATATTATAAAAGGAAAAAGTTTAGTAAGTATTATTCCAGAAATAGTTGATCCTGACATACTATACATATCAGTAAATTCAAATGTATATTACAATCCAAAATTAACAACTCGTAGTGCTGACACTATAAAAAGCATTGTGGTTGATACAATAAAAGCTTATAACACAGGCAACTTAAATAAATTTGATGCTGTATTTCGTGAGTCAGCATTATCTAGTTTAATTGACAAAAGTGAAAATAGCATTGTTTCAAACATTACTAAAATTCAATTAAAGTATCTTTTAACACCACAATTTAATACGAATACAAAATATACATTCTCATTAAATAATCCAATTTATAAACCAACTTCAACACAAAATGCTTCTATTTCTTTATCGTCATCAGGATTTACAATAGCAGGAAGTGTAGATACATATTACATTGAAGATAACGCAATCGGCGATTTAAGATTATTTTATCTTACTGCTGCAAATGTTAAAATTTATACACCATCATATATCGGTACAGTAAATTACACAACAGGTAAAATATCAATCGATAGCATCAATATATCACAAGGTGATATTAATGGTAAAATAACTTTTACAGTAGAGCCTGCTTCTTATGATGTAATATCTCTTAGAAATCAATTAGCATTTATAAGAGAACAGGATATAGAAGTAAATATTATATCTGATAAAATTGCTTCTGGCGAAAGTGTGTCAGGAAAAGATTTTATATTTACAAACAGTAGATAAAAAACTATGCCAGCTTCAGTAAAAGCAACAGCATCGATAGTCGTTAGTAAACAAGTCCCTGAATTTGTAAGGGATGATAATCAAAAGTTTATTGACTTTCTAAAAGCATATTACGAATTTCTTGAAAATTTTTACCCACAACAACATTTAGAAGACATAAGAGATATTGATAATACTGTCAATATGTTTGTTGACTATTTCTCAAAAGAAATATTACCTAGCATTCCAAAAGAAGTTCTTTCAGATAAAAGATATCTAGCAAAACATATTAAAGATTTATATCTATCAAAAGGAACAGAAGCTTCATATAAATTTCTTTTTCGTATATTGTTTAATGAAGATGCTGAATTATATTTTCCTAAAGTTGATATGCTTCGTGTATCAGATGGTAAATGGAGCGAAAGACAAATAATTCGTGTTCTTGCTACAACAGGAGATGCTCGTAATTTATTAGGACAATTAATTACACAAACTAGAATATTTCCAAATGGTGTAATAGAAAAAGCAACAGCCAGAGTTGAAAATGTTATTCTGTTTCGTTTTTTAAATTTAGATATTGCTGAAATAACAATTAGCAAAGATAGTTTGACTGGAGTATTTAAACAAACTAATGATATTGAAACATTCACAATAACAGGAAAGTCTAACATAACACCATTTGGTGATATTATTTGTACTGTTCTTCCAATTATAGAAAAATTTAATATTATTGAAGGTGGTGCATATAGTCAAATAGGTGATGTGATTCAATTCAGTTCTCCTACAGGTGTGCTTGCACGTTCAGAAGTTGGTGCAATTCTTCCAGGATCTGTGACTGAATTAATTGTTGCTAGTGGTGGTGTTGGATATCAATTAAATGATACAATAACATTTAATAATGCTGGAACAGGTGGTCCAGAATTATCTCCATCATTATCTGCATCAGGATTTATATCTGAGATTGATAGAGATTCTTTACTAAAAGAAGATGGTACAGGATTTATATTGAATGAAGATTTAGGAGAAATAGACATTGAATCTTCAAATACTGGAGCAATCAAAAAAGCAACAATACTCTCTCCTGGAGCTTTTTATAATAAACTACCTATTCTTTCTCTTCCAACTGGTGCAGGAAGAGCAAATGGAAAAATATTAGCTGGATCAAAGAGCATTGGTAAAATTACAAGTATTGTCACATCTGAAAGTGGATTTGATTATGTAAACCCACCTGATTTCTTTATACCTCTTTATATGGTAATTAAAACTGCAAGTGGTGCATTTTCTCTTGGTGAAACAATTACTAGTTTGCCTCAATCAATTCGTTTAGAAAGAAATACTGATGATAATTTAATCCTAGAAAATGGTGATAAATTTTTATCAGAGAAACAGCAAATAGCAACTGGTGTATTAGAAAAAATTGATAATGATACACATTTAATTAAATTAAAACAAGCTTCATCTTTTTCTGGTTTTTTAAAAGAAGATGAGAGTGGTTATATATTAGATGAAGATTCAGATATATTTGTAAGAGAGCAGTCTGGTATGTTTTCAAATAATATGAATATTAAAGGATTAACTTCTTTATCAACAGCTAAAATTTGTTCAATATCAAATCCTAATGTTCGTGTAAGAGTGAATGCATTAACTTCTCAAATTGGAGGGTTTAGTGGTTCTGATGGTCAATTATCAGAAAGTTCAAAACGAATTCAAGACTCTTTATATTATCAAGATTTCTCTTATGTCATTAAGGTAGGACAAAGTATTAATTTGTATCGTGATGCAGTTAAAAAACTACTTCACCCAATCGGGCTTGCATTATTTGGAGAAGTTAAAGTTAAAAATAACATTTCTACAAATGTTAAATTAAAGGTGCAAATATTAAACTATCAAATTCGTCAAATAATTGATATGAAAATGAAAGCAGTAGGTAATTATAGAACTGCTAATGAAATGTTTGCAACATTGAGCAAAGAACAAATAGTACTTAAAATTACGGATTTTATTGCTACAACTTTGAGACTAAATATATTAAATCCAGAATTTTTACCAACATTAACATTTCCAAAGCTTTCAACTGCAGAAACTTATCTTTTAGATTTAAGATCAGAAGTTATAGGATTTGAACAAGAAAAGACTCTTTCTATATTCTTAAAGAAAGATCAAATAGTCAAAAAACTAGATCGAAACCCAATAACTTTGCTTGAAATATCAACTCCTGCTTTCGATGGTAGTGCAAGAAGAGCTGGAACTAATTTAGTAGATTTAGAAAGATTTAAATTTACTCATAAACCAAGTGTTTCTGGTACCAAATTTGCAAACCTTACAGGAACACCTGCATTTACCACAGAGACATATGGTGTTATTAACACTTATCCAAATCCTAATTTTAATTATTGGGTTTTTGGAAACACACAAATTAAGGATTTTTCAAACATAACTTGTTTGGAAATACTAAATAATCCATATAAGAAAGTCAATTTTGCAATAGAATCAGAAATTGGTATCGTGAGACTTCCAGCATCAGCTTTAAGATTCTCTACAGACGATGTGAGATTTACGTTTGACGATACATTTACAATGGATGCGGACAGTGTAGAAATGGACGCTACAATTTATGGTTGGGATAATAATAACTTATTATTCGACCTATATACTTAAAACAAATAGGAAAGAATCATGGCAGCAATTATATCAAATAAATTCCGCATTCATAATGCGCAATCATTTTTAGAGGGATTCGATGAAGCATCCCCTACTTCAATTTATCTGGGTATCGGACGTCCACAATCTTGGGCTGACGACAATTTACCAGACACACCAAAAGACACAGTCGGCGACGAATTATATTACTGGGATGATATGATCGCATTAAAGCGAGTACAAGCATCAGATGTAATATTATCAATTCCAAGAAGAGACTGGACATCAGGAAAATATTATGACATTTATCGTCATGATTATAATGGTGTCACTGCTGGTGTAAATATTAACTCTGGTGGAGCAACAGCTCCAGCAACGTTATTTGATGCAAACTTTTTCGTAATCACAGATGAATATAACGTTTATAAAGTAATCAAAAATAGAAATTCACAAGGTGCACTTATAGCAAGTACAATTAAACCTACAGGAACTGGTACTTCTATATTTTCAACAGCTGATGGCTATTCGTGGAAATATATGTTTACAGTTTCTCCTGCTAACGTTTTGAAATTCGTTTCTACAGATTTCATTCCAGTTAAACAACTCATTACAAATCCTGGAGTCACAGATGCATACTACAGTCAATATCTTGTTGAGCAAGCTGCCGTCGACGGAAGAATTGACAACATAGTAATGACAAATGTTGGTTCAGGATATTCATCAGTTCCAACTGTGACAATCACAGGTGATGGTACAGGTGCTACAGCAACTGCTGTGCGTGATGCTGGTACAAATACTATTACATCAATCTCTATAACATCTGGTGGTTCAGGATACACTTATGCTACTGCGACATTCACAGGTGGTGGTGGTGCAAATGCTGCAGCAACAGTAATCATATCTCCAAAAGGTGGACATGGTATTGATGCTATAAAAGAACTTGGTGGATTTTATGTTATGATGAACGTTAGATTAGAATACAACGATGGGTCAGGCGACTTCCCAGTTGATAATGACTATCGAAGAATCACACTTATAAGAGATCCATTTAATTTTGGATCATCTACTGTAGCTACTCTTTCAACAAGAACAGCATCTAAAGCAATGGCATATTCTGCTCTTAATGGTGTACTTTTAGTTGATAGAATAATTAGAGGTGGAACTTCTAATGCTTATGGAAGAATTATAAGTATTGATACTGCTGGTACAACTATTCGATACATACAAGAAAGAACTGATAACATTGCTGGAGCAGCTTTTCAATCAGGAGAAACAATTACAATGTTTGCTGCTGATGGCGTCACACCAACAGCTGTGACATTCACTTCTGGTGCTTTAACAAATCCAGAAATACAAGCAGACAGTGGTGATGTTATATATGTAGAAAATAGAAGACCTATTAATCGTGCGATTGACCAAATCGAAGATATTAAGATTATAGTTGAAATGTAAGAATTTGTTTCTTACTAAATTTAAATAGAATAACATGAGTATTAATTTTAACGTCACTCCATATTTTGATGACTTCAATGAGTCGAAACAATTCCTTCGAGTATTGTTTCGTCCAGGATATGCAGTTCAAGCACGTGAATTAACCCAACTTCAAACAATCCTACAAAATCAAATTAAACGTTTTGGAGATCATTTCTTCAAAAATGGAGCAATGGTTGTTCCAGGAGAAGTTAATTTTGACTCAAAAGTTCACTTTGCAAAATTAGAAGATCTATTTGGAAACACTAATGTCACTTCTTATCTAACTCAATTCAGAGATAAAATAATTACAGGAGCAACATCAGGTGTCAAAGCTGTAGTTAATGATACATCTGAATGTAATTGTATGGTTCCAGGAGATAGTTCAGTTGCTACTCTTTATTATAAAGTCACAGATACAGCTGATGATGGAATTACAAAAAGATTTATTCCAGGAGAAACAATAACAGCTTTTGCAGCTGATAACACAACAGCAAAAAACTATCGATTAACTACAAATCAAGTAAGTGATATATCTGTAAAAATAAAAAGTTTTGGAGATAGTGGACAAGCAGCAACTACATATACAAATAATCCATCAAGCGATGTATTAGGGCTTGCAACAGTTGTTGAAGTTAAAGAAGGAATATATTACATTGATGGTTTCTTTGTAAAGAATCCTGAATTACATTTATATGTTGGTAGATTTATCAATAATGTCACTGCTCGTGTTGGATTTGAAGTCACAGAAAGTGTAGTCACACCAGAACAAGATGCTTCATTAAATGATAACGCACAAGGTTCAAATAACTATGCTGCTCCAGGAGCACATCGTTATAAAGTGTCAGTTGGATTAAAACGATTAGAATTAAATACTACAGATACAATTAAATTTATAGAATTATTACGTTTAAAAGATGGCAGATTATTACATAAAGTTGATAAAACATCTTATGCTGAATTAGAAAAAACTTTTGCTCGAAGAACATTTGATGAATCAGGTTCTTATGAAGTAAATAAATTTGTTCTTGCACCAAGAGAGCATTTAATTACTGGAACTAATAATGGAGTATATCCTGCAACACCTGCAATTCCAGTTTCTGGCACCAAATATGGTGATGCAAATAAAATAGCACTTGCAATAGATCCAGGAAAAGCTTACATTGATGGATATGAAGTAGAATCAATTTTAACTAAATTTTTAGATGTAGATAAAGCAAGACCTGTTGGTAATGTTGAAGGTGGACACATTTCTCGTCTTGACGATCAACCAATCGGAACAACTGTAGGAAATAATATAATTGTTTCAGCAGTGCAAGGTCTTCCTCCTGTAAATACTTTTGGATTAGTTTACCTATGGGCTGGTATTGACAATCATATAGGTGGTGTCACTATTGGGACAACTACAAATTTAAATAAAACAGGTTTACTCGGAACAGCAAGAATTCGTTCTTTCCAATTACATTCTTCAGATTATACT